ATTTCTTTATTACGAATTACAACTTCACTCATGACTAGTAATCGCCTTCCTCATATTTTTCATTAGCACGTTTCAAAGCATCGTCACTGACTGCTCCCATTTCTATCAGGTAGGTAACCGCTGCGGAAATTCCTTCCTGTCTTCCCATTTTTTTACCTATTATATTAGCAACAAACATAAGACATAATACAAATATGGTATGTGTGAGTGGATCCATTATAGATTCCTTATAAAGTAAAACCTTCAAACTTCTCTGCGGAAATTCGTTGGCCTGAGTTAGAGTTATCAAAAACTGGGCCATGATCTACTTCTTTATTTAGTGGTGAATCGTTTTGATCCACATCAAACAACCTCATCTTACTACGGTCAATACCTACCACAAATCTCTGGTGGGCATTGGGATCACCGTATCGGTTCTTCAATTGTTTGACTAATATCTGTCCATTAGCAGTTAGTTCATCATTACTAATGAGTGCAAACATCAAGTCAGTTGTCGCTGGCAGTCCAAACGATTCAGAGGTATCCTCTAGACCAACATCGTCGTTAGAGTATCCAGAGCGAGTAGTCTGGGTGGCAGATACAACCGGAACATTGAACTCTACAGCAAGTCCACGCAATTCTTCAGCAATAGACTTAATATATGTATATGAGTTGATAGACCCACCCATGGCTTTCATACGAGCAGACGAACATATGTTTAGGTAATCGATAAAGATTATGTCCGCTGTGAACTTCTTCTTTAGTTTCAACTCGTTAAGTAAAGCACGGAAGTGAGACGCGTTTGCCGCACCAGTCGGGTATTCTTTAATGATCAACTTACCATTAGTCTTATCAGCAATACCCTTAACACGATCTGTGAACATATCTTTGCTGAGATTTCCTAACTGGTCGATAGGGACATTCAGTAAGTTAGCATCGATTCTTTCTGCGATACGTTCTTCGGACATCTCCATCGTAATATACAATACATTCTTTCCTTGAGTAAGTGCGGCCGCTGAGGCATGACACATAAACAGAGATTTACCAACACCAGTACCAGCAAGTGCGACGGTAAGCGTCTTATTAGGAAGACCACCCTTAGTAATACGGTTGAAGTAATCCAAATCCCAAGGAAGACGTTCTTCATCAGTGTGATAGAAATCCCACCGCTCGTCAACACTCTCTAGATAATCATGACCAATGTTAGTATCAAAGGATACCGATAGGGCCTTCGACAATACTTCGGGGATTGCATTCTTAGATAATTCTTGGTGTTTACCATCGATGATAGAGATTGACTCCATCACTGCATTGAATACTGCACGGTCTTGACACCACTTCTCAGTACGTTCAGTCAACCAGTCCATGTCTTCTTCGGCATACTTGAAGATATCCGGTAGAATATCCATAGTGTGACGATAGTGCTCATCCGACATTCTATCCTCAGAATCAATCTCAATCTTGAGTGCTTCTTTGGAAGGGAGGTTATTGTATTTCGCGATATAGGCGGTGAACTCTTTGAAGATACTTTTGTAAGTACCCTCAAAGTATTCAGGTGAGAGGAAGGGGGCGACCTTCCTCATGTAGGGATCGTTAGTCAGTAGATTCCGTAGAATCGTCTGCTGTAGGTTGATGTCCGTCATGTGTATCCTTTTTGTATAATGAGCCAGTGTCTATCGCTGCGTCTAGGATGTCCCCTAACACTTCACTGGCGAACTCTTGCAATGCAACATGATCACTATTATACACGCTTGTGTCGTCTGTGTCAACCACTTCGAAGCTAAAACTTATATTTTGCTCCTCGCCATTAATTCGTACATTTTCAAAACGAATCGTTACGTCTCCAAAAGGAGAGCGAAGAAGATCAACATTCCATGCGTCCTTACCATCGACTACAGTAGGTATTAATTTGTAGTCGATGTTTTCCGAAGGTTTATCTAGATCTAAGGGTTTCATTATACTATTTCCTCTAGAATCAATTCAGGGTTGATTTCGCTCTTGTATCCTATCTGGTAAGTCTTCTGTAGGAATGTAGCAAAGTCACTTGTTTCGAAAATAGGTGCCCAGAACTCATTGGTCAAAGTATCCTTAGTACGGAACTTCTTATCTTCTGCTTCAGTACCGTGACAACGAGAGTACCAACCATTACTTGGTTTGATAACATAACCACCAGCCAATGCAACTTCGAGGAGACCAGAGTTCTTCTCAACACCACCATCCCAAGATACCGAGATTGGAATCTTAGACTGCTCTTTAACAAACCGAGACTTCTCGACCTTGATAACAAAATCATAACCAGTCACTTCGGTACCAGTCTTATTCTGTCGACGACCGATAATCCAGATATTGTCGGCAGAGTAATAGATACCAGTACCACCACTAACTACATCTTTCGGAAACAAGCCAATCTCTTTATAAGTGTGATTGATTGCAAGCATCGGAATATTCTTCATCGCCAGATACGGAGTTGACATACGGAACAGACCTTTCAGTGCCTTCGCACGTGACATGTCGGCAACACCTTTCTCGCTCAGTGCATCGTCAAGTTCTTTCTTAGACGCAAGGTTACCAATAGAATCGATAACGATAATAACATCGTCTTTGCGGTCTAGGTTCTCTAGTTGACTGATCAAGTCAAACTTCAACTCTTCGACATTTGCTATAGGTGTATGCAACACTCTACTAGTATCGATACCGAACTGTGCGAAGTATGACTGAGGTGATCCAAACTCGGAATCATAGAACAACATCACTGCGTCGGGTTTGGCTTCAAGGTATGCGCCTGCCATCAATAATGCAAAAGATGTCTTAAAGTGTTTAGATGGCCCTGCAAGAACTGTAAGGCCTGGCGAGATACCACCATCTACAGAACCAGATAACGCGACGTTCACCATCGGAACATCAGTCGGTACCATCTCTTTTTCTGTGAAGAATTTACTCGTCGATAAGATCGCTGTCTCTTTGATCTTCGAGTTCTTCTTTAGTTTGTCCATTATTGACATTTTTTCCTCCAAAATTTACGAATGTAATGTTATTAACTTTTTCTCTTTCATCAAGGGTGTATTGTACACGATAAGTACTATTGATGTCAAGTACTTTCTCTAACAAATCGAAACTAGTTGTAGTTCCATCAGCAAACTCATGTGTTGAAAAGTCTAAGAATGCTCTTGTGTCTTTGGGTAGACATGCACCACCGAATCCTCGTTTACCGTCAAAGCCAGGCACACGGGTGTGACCTACACCAACTCTATCGTCTTTACCTACTGCACGAACAATAGTATTGTAGTTGCAACCATACATGTTGACCAGATCATACAACTGATTAAAGAATGTGATCTTAGTAGACAGGTATGAGTTAATAGTATATTTAACAAAGGATGCTTCGTATGCGGTCATACGGTGATAGTCGTTAGACTCGCATGCACCAAAGATCTCATACACATCAATAAGTTCTCGTGCGGCTACCGGCATACCACCTATAACATGAAACTTAGCACCGACAAAGTCTGCCTTAGCATTCTTCTCTGTCAAGAACTCAGGGTTATAAACGAAACGATCGATCTGTTCTCTACTCATACCAGAGTAAAGACGGTCAATAGATTCGGGGGTGATTGTAGATTTAACTACGACAAGAGCATCAGTATAGTTAAGACATTTAAGCACCGAAGCTTCTACGATAGAAGAATCTACCGAACCGTCATCTGCGGATGGTGTGGGCGCACATATAAAGAAACACTTAGGATGAATATCTGCTGGTGCGTCTGTCAGAGTATCAAGGGTAGTTTCATATTTGGGGTCATAGTAGTTGAAGTCGACAAGCGGATGCATAAACGCATACTCGACTGCCTGACCAACAAATCCATGGCCAACAATTCCTATTCGAAATCGTGTGGTAACATCGTCTGCTGTTGCTCTAGTCATTATTTGATTCCATTATAAGTTTTAAACCATTCGTAAAATCTTTCAACACCCTCTGCGATACTTACCTTCGGGTCATAACCAAGCGCTTGTAACTTAGCAGTATTAGACCAAGTCTCTAAAGTATCCGCAGGATGTTGGGGAGCAAGATTCTTAATTGCTTTCTTCCCAGTTTGTTTCTCGATCTCACCAATGAAGTCTAGCAACTCGACTTGTTCACCACGTCCGATATTAAATATCTCTCCCGACAGATCGTCATTGTCTAGGACAACTTCAATACCATCTAGGATATCATCTACGTAAGTGAAGTCTCTCTTCATCTTACCGTAATTATACACGGTTATTTCCTTTCCGTCAAGTATATTTTTAGTAAAGTCGAACAACGCCATGTCCGGACGACCCCAAGGGCCATATACTGTGAAGAAACGAAGACCAGTTGTGTTTAGACCAGACGATTGCATCTGACACTCATTCGCCCACTTGGTATAACCATATGCGTTTAATTGTTTACCAGTCTCTTCACCTTCTGTCCACGGAGTCGGGGATCCAGCATATACACAAGACGTTGACGCATATACAATGCGAGTCTCTGGTAGATGTTGTTTACAGATATCAATAAGGTTCTGTGTAGCATCTATGTTATTTGCGTGGTACGACTTCTCCTTTCCCATAGAATCGCGAACTCCTGCCATTGCGGCAAGATGAATAATAGTGTCTGGACGGAAGTCTCTCAATAACGCTTCGAGCTTTATCTCATCCTTTAGATCACATCCCCAGATATCTAGATCGAAGTGTTTCATACGATCTACTTTTAATTCAGGAGTGTATAGATGGTTATTGAAATTATCAATACCTTTCACTGTCAATCCACGTTTCTGTAATCGATCCGATAATTGTGAACCGATAAATCCTGCCGCACCTGTTACTAATACTTTATTCATATTAACTATTCCTGTAAATATATTCTAATGCCCTATCAGCCTCTACGGTCAATGGGCGGTTTTCATACCAGTTACCTGTCTCACGATCAAAATCACGACACATATCTGAGATCTGACTTGCGGTGATAGGGTAACCTTTCGCATATGCATTCCCAGCAACTGCAAGCATAATCTTATACATCTTAGCGTACCAACCACCATCATTGATAGTTTGGTACTCTACACCCAATCGTTTGGGCCAGAACGGACAGTCACGGTATGTCGACCAATTGTAGTCGGTATTATTTAGACTATCCTTACGATGTTGTATAACTGCCTGTTGCATCTCTACAGGTAGTCTGTCTAAGAAAGAATTACCAGTCTTTTCATGGTAAGGATGTTTTGCGATCAACTCAGATGTGTTTAGAGCAGACCCTTGATTAGTAATGAAGAACGAGGTCGCATTAGGGTACTGTGCAGGAACATAATACATACGTGCAAGATCTTTGGTCTGTGGATCTCCCATCTCACCCAGTTCAGTATTCAGTGCATACCAGAATGCCTTGATCCGAGCATTATCGATATGCTCATCTAGTCGAAATACTATTCTAAACTTGAGATGGTCGTCTCTGCTTGATGCAGTATTGTACACAACGTAGTCGTACTGGCCAAAGAGTTTGTGCAACTCTTGGTTAAGGACTCGTACATCGCTAGAGAAATTATGATCATCAACATCAACGCAACACCACCCACCCCAATAGAGAGTAGATTTATTACTACGCGTAGTATCCACTTCGAAAACAGCAGGACTAACAAGAGGACTAGAATTATTTCCACCTTTCTCTCCTTTCTCTTTATACATGTTCTTCAGGACATTTACGAACTTATCCCAATCGTCAAGAACCATATGGCGATGGGTCTTGTTATCGAACTGGTTTTTAAATATAGTTAATTCGTAATTCATGTGGCCATTATACCATAAAGTTTGGTGTCTGTCAACCGAAGAAATCCTCCAAGTATCGTTTGAAAAGTTCGGGGTCATCAACAAACCTCTCGTCCACGCCACGGTAATTCCTTCGGACACTTTTTTTCATGTATTTTTTTAAATGTTTTTTCATAGTGCCCTCAGAAAACTTCAATCTCTTCTTATGAGACCAATCATTATCTTGTGACCATTTATCATTGTCTAAATGTTGTTGGGAAATATCAAAGTCAAAAGAGTCTAGTGGTCTATCACTTTTTCTTCCACCGCCTCTGATAAACATCCTCTTCCCAGAATGCGTATCTGTATGGTTAGTCTTATTATTAGGTATCATCCAAAGAAATCCTCCAATGTGGCACGAGGTTCAGAAACCCAACCGACTGCGTCAAGAATTGGTTCGAGAGGGTCAATGAAAGTCTTACTGAACATTAAGTCGTAATCGATATACTTACCCAGTCCCAGTTCTTCGGGGAGATGTTGAGGATATGCCACAACGTTTTCACCCAGACGATTCGGTACTTTTAGATAGACGAACTTTACCTTCTCGCCTGGCTTGACCAGTTCATATCTATTACCAAGATTATTCTCCTTGATTAGATTGTTATAGCATAACGCACC